CGGAAAGAACAGAGAATCAGAGATCTCATGAATAAGTGTCCGAAGCCGGGACACAGGGTATATGACTGGATCACTGAGAGACTGGTAGGAGATCTCCAGTATGCCTTTTATAACAAGCAGGACAAGACCTGTCATTGTACCGCATGCAACGGGGATTTTAAAGAAGAGGCAGCAGATGTCCCCGTAAAACATCGTAAACAGATCAAATGTCCTCTCTGTGGCCATGCCCTGACGGTGGAAAAAACAAGGGGAAGAATCCAAACAATCGGATGGCTGACGATGATCCACGACGTGGACGAGAAACAGGGAGTAGAGAGACATTTTAAGGTAACGGTGGACTGGCACAGAACAGGAAAGAGAGATACAGAGCTGGATGAACAGATCCGCCTGATGATGCTCCGAGGAGCAAAGGATTTTATGAAAATCTATTACTACTGTGATGTGTACTGGTGCGGATGGCACGACCACAATCCACAGAGCAGACGCTGGCATACATCCTACCTGTATCCAGATACAGAAGGAATCAAAGCAGGGCTGAAAGCTACGGCATACGAAGCCTGGTCAGATGTCATGCCAATGCTGGCACAGATGGGGATTAAGGCATTTTATAACGGATTGCTTGTGGAAAGCAATAAGCAATTTACCGGTATCGCAGAGTATATGGCAAAGGGACGCTTTTACCGTCTGCTGGATGAACTGTCACAGTGTATTACATACTGGGGCGGGTATTCGGGGAGAACAATCGAAGTAAACGGTGAATGCATGGAAGATATTTTACTGATAGATGACAAGCAGCTAGTCAACCGCCTGCGGCAGGAAAACGGCGGAATGCAGATGCTGCGTTGGATGCAGTGGTCAGAACTGGAAGAAAGAAAGCTGTCGGCAGAATTTATCGCATGGACAGAAAAAAACAGAATTGATCCGGAGGACTATGATAAATCTCTCGCCGGAGAATACATGTCTCCGGAACAGCTGATGAATTACCTGAACCGGCAGAAAAAGGAATCGTATCCGGGAATGAAGATCCAGGATGTCTGGAATCAGTACGAGGACTATCTGTCCATGGCACGAACGCTGGGAAAACACATGGATGATGCACTGGTACACCGCCCCAGGGAATTGAAGCGCCGGCACGATGAAGTGAATGAGGAAGTGGAACTGCACAGGGAAGAATTTGAAAGGAAAAGAAATGCGGAAATGGCAAGGAAGCAGGCGGAGGAGATGAGGAACAAGTATCCGGGATATGAGGATATCCTCTCCGAGATCAGCGAGAAGTTTGAGTATCAGAATGACACCTATTGTATTGTGGTTCCCAGGGACTTTATGGAGATTACAGCAGAGGGCATGGCACTGCATCACTGCGTCGGTAACACGGAGAGATATTTTGACCGGATTGTCAGCAGAGAGACCTATATCTGCTTCCTGCGGCAGCAGTCGTCCCCGGATAAGCCTTTTTACACGATAGAGGTGGAGCCGGGCGGTACCATCCGCCAGCACCGGGGAGCCTACGACGAGGAGCCGGGCATAGAAGAGATCAAGCCGTTCCTGAGGGAGTGGCAGAAGGTGATCCGCAAGCGCATGAGCAGGCAGGATCATGAATATGCCGCACAGAGTGAGATCCTGCGGCAGAAGAACATAGAAGAACTGAAGGCAAAGAATAATACTGTGGTCCTGAAAGGACTGGCAGAAGATCTGATGGAGGTAATCTGATGGAATTAATGGAATACACAAAAACTTATCAGGAATATAAACAGGAACTGGATGCAGTTCTCACCCGGACAGCAGAGGATTTTGTACAGATCGGCTATCTGCTCAAGGTAGCCAGAGACACAAATATATTGGCAGAGAGCGGATATGCAACTGTGACAGACTTTGCCAAGGCAGAATATGGCATAGATAAGACGCAGGTAAGCCGCTTTATCAACATCAATGACCGATTTTCAGAAAACGGATACTCGGATCACCTCATACCGAATTATCAGGGATTTGGATATGCAAAGCTGACACTGATGCTGCAGATTCCGGATGAGATCAACGAGGCGTTACCGCCTACACTGTCCAAAACAGAGATACAGGCCGTCAAAGATGAGGTGGATGCGGAAAACAAGATATCCGACATCGAGGTAGAAATCGAGCGGGCAGAGGCAGCAGCCGTAACGGACAAGCCCATGCTTCCACCGGAGGGATCACCCTTGGAAAGAAACCTCTGGCAGCTGGGTAAGGAGCAGGAAGATCTCTTCCGGAAGCTGTGGATGGTATGCTTTATGGAAACAGCAAGCGGAAACAGAAATAATGCAGAGATCATAGATGTACTGATTCCGCAGGGAGACGCAGTGTATACCGTCCGGATCCCGGGAGAGCGCCGCACGCAGATCATTGTTAATTCTGATGGAGCTACCATCGTGAATTTGAAGACGCTGGAGCGGAGTAAATACACAGAAGATCAGATATGCCTTGTAGTACGGTCACTCGTAGATGGAGGCAGCAGTCCTGAGGAGCAGTACAAGATGTTATATGGCGAGGACTTAACACCGGAAGAACCGGAAATTGCACCGGTGCAACCGGATGAGACTCCGAAAGAGAAGAAACCGGAAAAGCGTAAGGAATCCCGTGTGACCAAGGCAAACACCGAAAAGAAAAAGCCCAAGGAACCGGAAAAGAAGCCGGAGCAGATGACCATCCCGGGAGCCACACCGGATCCGGCACCGAAAGAACCGGAAACACAGGTAAATGACTCGTCTTTCCGGGAAACTGACGCGGATAATCAGAATACCGACACCATGGAATCGGAAGAACAGGTACCGGGACAGACAGACCTTGAAAATGACTTTCCGCAATACTGTCCGGACATCGAGAAACAGCGGTCTGCTTATCGGAAGTCCTTACGTGGAGCTGTGGAGAACCTGGTACGATACGCAGAGATGGATCTGATTAGCGCGGCGCGAGTGCAGGTGAAAGATATCTCCGAATACCTGGATAGACTGGAAGAACTCAGAAAAGGAGGCAGACAGAATGCCGAAGATGTCGAAACAGGCGAGAGCGCGGGAGTTTAATGCTGCCTCCCGTCAGATCATCAAGGAGAGGGATCTGTACCAGTGCATTTTTTGCCATATGGAATATCACATGGAGGATGTCACCTGGTACGGACAGCAGCTCTTAAGCATCATGCATTATATCCCGAGATCCCGCGGCGGACTCGGGATCCCACAGAATGGAGCCCTGGGTTGCCAGAGTCACCATGAGATGTTGGATAACGGCAACAAGGGCAGACGGGAGGAGATGCTGCAGATATTTAGGCAGTACCTGCAGGACCATTACCCAGACTGGTCGGAGGAAACCCTGACCTATAACAAGTGGGGATAATGTATATACAAATTTGTATATACAAAAACTGGAGGATATATGAAAGCAAAGACAGAAGTTATCTCACTCCGGCTGACACCGGAGGAAAAACGCAGATTGGAATATAGTGCAGAAAAAATGGGAAAGAGCCAGTCATATATCCTGATCACAGCATTAAATGCATATTACAAATCTGTCCGGAAGAATCTGGACGGTGTAATAGAAGAATAGACCTTTTGGAGTGTACTCACAATCACTGTAAACGAAGCCACGGGGCGGCCGCTGATACCAAGAGGCAGCAGTCGCCCAGGAAGGAGACAACCATGCAGGAGTACAAAGAGTGGACTGGCGATATCCTGCCGGATCCCTCACCACGCATCCGCAACATACATATAGGCGACATAATTAAAACAGAGCACAAGTCCATCGAGGAGCCGCTGGAGACCCGCGGACGGGGACAACACCGATTTATCAGCGAGGTCAGAGAATACGAGGCAACCGCAATTTATCCATACATGATCCAGGCACGCGACCGCAAAACCGGATTTAAGAGGAGCTTTTCTTATGGGGAGTTGACCATGATGGGGCTGGAGTGGCAGGAAGGAGGCAGCAGTCATGCTGACACTACCGATCAAGAAAAAATGGTTTGATATGATCTTATCTGGCGAGAAGCAGGAAGAATACCGGGAGATAACAGCATATTATCAGGTGCGGTTTGCAAATTTATGGAAATTTGACGCGTTTAATGGCTCCGCCATCCGGGAAATCCGGTTCAGAAACGGTTATTCCAGTAATAGCCCCTCTTTTGTGGCAAAGTGCACCCTGAGAACCGGAACAGGCAACCTCAAATGGGGCGCGGAGCCTGAAAAGAAGTATTATATTTTGAAAATCCATGAGATATCAGACATTAGTGAAAACTAGGAGGATGCCATAAAAAAGATGATTGAATATACAGAAAAAGATGCAAAGAAAATTGGAGATGCTCTGAGGACATTGATTCTCAGGAGCGCAGAAGCAAATGGAAATAGTCTTGACTGCACGATAACTTTTGGAGATTTGGCGTTGGACTGCCACTTTGAATTTTCACAGCATAAGGAGGCGTAATGGGTATCACAGAATTAGGAATGAGAGGATAATAATATATGAATATTGATCGTGAAAAATTAAAAATGGGAATTTGGTACGAGGATAAAAACGGAAAGATGATCAAAAAAACAGATGATTATAGCTGTGATATACCGGAAGGTGTGGTTACATACCATTCATGCTTCCCTTTAGAGGTTACGGAAAAAATATATAAGGTGCATGATAAGAATGAAAAATCAAGCTGTAAGCATAAACGAAAATGGTGGGAAAAAGACAACGGCCTAATAAAGGGATATAAAGGACATACATGTGCTGCGTGTGGATGCAGTCAGTTAAGAAAGTGGTGGCAACCCTGGGGTAGAAAATGGGATTATGGTACGGAAACCACTCTATTACTTGAACAGCATACAGGCATTGGCGGTGGAAATCAAGATCTTATCCTTGCAATGGTAAATAGTGGAGATTACACGTTGAAAGAAGCCATTGCTGTTTTAGCATCTGCTTGTGAAAGGTGCCTAAATGTACTTGCTTATAAATATTTGAACGGTGCTGATGGATATGCGGAACATTCGGAAGAGTGGAAAAAGTGTAATACAGTATGCGACTTTTGTAAGTAACTTAGGATTTAGTGGAGGTAGAACATTGGAATTAAAAGAATTTGCAAGGTTAATTAATGGAAGACAATATGGTTATCAAATGTTTACTAAAGAGGAATTACAGCTTGCCAAAGATAACGGAATTGTAATTGTTACAGGTGCAAGTGACGACCTGGTTGAATTAGAGGGAGCAATAACAGACGAGGGTGACTGCTGGGAAGGCGGAAAAATATATGTTAAGGCTATTCCTAATGGTGGAATAGTATATAACTGTGAGCGTTCGGATGTATTCAGTTTTACTGCAAAATGGTGTGAAGAGAAAGACGAGAACGGAAATACAATCCAGTGGACGTATGATGTTCCAATAGAACATGACACGTTTATGATTTATGAAGATGATGAACCTTATTGCAGGGGATTTGTATTCAGGGTTTAAGTTAAACTGAAAATGAGGTAGAAATAATGGATGCAAAGAGAAAAGCAATACCAAAAAGCATTAGAATGACAGTATACCAAAAGTGCAACGGTCATTGTGCTTATTGCGGATGCAATCTGGAATACAGAGATATGCAGGTCGATCATGTGATACCGCTGAATGGTTGGAGCGAACAGGGGACAGACACGGTTGACAATATGCTCCCTGCTTGTCGAAGCTGCAATCATTATAAGAGCAGATCCACGCTGGAAGGTTTTCGGAAAATGGTTGCCGCCATGCCTGATACACTAATGCGCGACAGCAATACATACAAAAACGCTGTGAGGTTTGGACTGGTAATACCGAATAAAAAGCCTGTTGTTTTCTATTTTGAAGAAAATAAACTGAAAGAGGGCATGAAATGTCACGACTTATAACATACCAGTCCGGAGAATTTACGAATTACGGAATCAGCTATCGAAAATACAGTCCGGAAGAATTGGAGGAAAAAGCAATGCAGGAAGAAGTTAATACAAGGGTAAAGACCAAGGAGACCGAAGTTGATTACATCACCGAGATACATAAGGATATGGTAGAGAATGGTAAGCATTGGTATACCAACTCTTATGATTTTACGAACGGTGATAGGGTTAAAATCACTGTGGAAATACTTAAGTAAACTGAAAGTTAGTGAAGGAGTGATAGAAAAAGAGTAATAAGTATCATACACAATTTTAGAGCCAACTGCAGAGGAGCCTGCAATCGATGCCAATAAAACAGCGGTAGACCATCCGACCAAAGATAGCATCTACCGCTCACTGCTTAAGGACATCATATCACACGGATGTTTCTTAGGCAACGAGAAAATGAGGTGCGCATATGACTAAAAATGATTTAATCAACGACGTAGCCTATGAATTACGTGACAGCATGACCAAAGAACAGATCGACCGGATGAAGATTACGCTTTACGTAAAATTGCAGGACTTTGAACTGGCAGAGATCAAACAGCTGCCAATGACCATTGAGCATGACAATGAGTGGTTAATGCAGAGATACTGTGTGGATATGGTGGCAGCAGGACTCCATGCCGGCACGATCAAGAGCTACATCGGGATCATCCGCAAGTTTTTTGACTTTGTGAACAAAAATTATAAATATGTGACAGCGCAGGATATCACAGATTATCTTGCTATTAGATCCTATCGTGATCACATCAGCCACAATTATAAATCCACAATATACCGGTACTTATGCACATTCTTTTCCTGGGCATTTAAAAAGAGGCATATCCAGGACAATATTGTTGACGGAGTAGATAAGGTTAAGCAGATCAAGAAAAAGAAGGTACGATTGACAGATGAGGAAGTTGAAACTATCCGCTATGCGCTGCAAACGCCAAAGGAGAAGGCGTTGTTTGAATTGATGATCTGTACCGGCATGCGTGTCGGTGAAATCTCTTACCTCAACGTGTCAGATATTGATCTGACAAATAAGCAGGTATCAATCTATGCCGAGAAGACAGACACCTACCGTACCGGAATGCTTACGCCGGTAGCAGTGATGGCACTACGAAATTATATCGGGGACAGGCCCGGGACTGATCCGCTGTTTTTGGCAGATCGGGCACCGCATAACAGAATGAAAGAGTATGGCATAGAAAAGTTGGCCAAGGAGATGGCAGTCAGGGGAGGAGTAACCAGGATAACAGCAACCGTGCATGTGTATCGTAAGACATTTGCAAGTGTACTGTATCGCAAGACGGGTGATGTCCTGCTGGTGAGTAAATTACTTGGACATGCTAAGCCAGACATGACAGTGCAGTATTATCTGATCGACGATATCGAAGAAATGCAGCACAAGTATAACAGAGTAGCATAGTAACAGCACCGGAAATTGCACCGGTGCAACAGAAAGGAGAAAGCATCGATGCAAAGAATTAACAGAGCAAGCTGGAGGATTATCGAAACTATATTATTACGGTATCCCCAACGAAAGAAAGAATATGAGGAGTACATATCGGAGATCATGGCATCGCCGGCGGGAGGCAGCAGTCATCCGTCGGATCCTGCCAGGGAAAGGGACAAGGCGCAGTCTATCACAGAGGCAAAAGCCCTGAAGATGACATCCGTATACCATGAACGGATCAAGAAAGAGATTGAGGCAGTGGAATTTGTATATAATTCTCTTCGACCAGAAGAACAGAAGGTAATAAGAATCAGGTACTGGAGTAAAGGTCTCAGAGCACCGATTCCCTACCTAAAGATCGGTGGTGCCTCGTACAGTGAGAGACAAATGAAGAGGATAGTTTTTAAGACCATAGAACAAATCGGAAGGTATATCGGGGAGCTGAAGTAAAAGATGGCATGATTTCGCATGTCAAATGTGATAATATAGTATCGTGATAAATTAGTGATAAGGGCAATGCAGATAATCTGCGTTGCCTTTTTTCGTGGAGTTGCACCGGTGCAACAGTAGAAAGAATGGTGAGCGGATGGCAAAAGGCAAATATGAGTATTGGCTGACACCGGAAGGCTTGCTGAAGCTGGAAGGATGGGCAAGAGATGGATTAACAGATGAACAGATTGCCTCGAATATGGGTATCACACCTAAAACATTGTATAGGTGGAAAGAACAGTATTGTCAGATTTGTCAGTCCCTAAAAAAGGGAAAGGAAATTGTTGACATTCAGGTAGAAAATGCACTTCTGAAGAGGGCACTTGGATATCGGTACAATGAAGATAAGTATATCAGTGTACCGATGGAGCAGGAAGAATATTACCAGAAACTCAAGGAATATATGAACCGCTACAAGCTTGAACATCCGGAGGCTACAGATGACGAACTTATGCTTGTAAGGGAAAAGTTTCCAAAAACAAAAGAAATGCTTGTGGAACGGAAGGTAAAAGAAGTAGAACCGGATACCACAGCCCAAATATTCTGGTTAAAGAATCGGAAGCCGGATAAATGGCGTGACAAGCAGGATGTCCAGATCTCCGAAGAACTTAAATCAGAACAGAGCAAGCTGGATAACCTGATCAGACAGATGCGTGGTGGTGGATAATGAGCACAAGTGAGCTGCTGTTATCAGAAAAGTATAAAGCATTTTTACGGTGCAACGCTCCGGTAGAATTCCTGGAAGGAACTACGGCAGCAGGCAAGACAACAGTGGGAATATTTAAATTTATGCTCAAGGTAGCAGAGAGTCCAAAGAAGTTACATATCCTTGCGGCAGATGATACCGGTACGGCAGAAAAGAACATTATTAACAAGGATCTGGGTATTCTGGATGACTTTGGTATTTTGGTAGAGTATAACGGTAGCGGTACCAAGGATGACAAGATACCACATATACTTTTTCACGCTACGGGCGGAGATAAAGTTATTTATGTGTTGGGTTACGGCAACAAGAAAAAGTGGAAGAAAGCTCTAGGTGGACAATATGGATGCCTGTACATTGATGAAATAAATACTGCGGATATCGATTTTGTTCGTGAAGCATCCATGAGATGTGATTATCTCATGGCAACGCTTAATCCGGATGATCCGGGACTGCCGGTATATAAAGAATATGTCAACTGCGCCAGACCACTCCCTGAGTGGAAACAGGATACTCCGCAGGAAATCATAGATGAATTAAAAGAAGAACCAAAGGACGGATGGATCCATTGGTTCTTTTCTTTTAAGGATAATGCAGGATTGCCGGAAGATAAGCTACAGCAGATCCTGCAGAATACACCCAAGGGCACAAAGATCTGGAAGAATAAGATCCAAGGATTGCGAGGAAAAGCCACAGGGCTTGTATTTTCCAATTTCAGCAGAAAGAAGCATGTGGTTACTGCTGCATGGGTAAAGAAACAGATTGCGGATGGGAATATCCGTTTCAGGAAGTTTACAGCAGGACTGGATACATCATATTCCTCAAAATCTCCGGATACTATTGCAATGATCTTCCAGGGCATTACGGATGACCGCAAGCTGATCACACTAGCTGAGAAGGTATATAGCAATGCGGATCTCAGTGTGCCGCTGGCTCCTTCTGACACAGCGGTAAAGTTTATAGCTTTTCTGGATAGATGCAGATCGGAATGGGGATTTGCAAAAGAGTCTTTTATTGACTGCGCAGATGCGGCAACAATAACAGAACTTCGAAAGTATAAGCGCCTGCATGGGTGCCTTTATAATTTCATTGAGTCCTACAAGAAGGTAACAATACTGGACCGTATCAATTTACAACTGGGATGGATCCAGCAGGACTGCTATCTGGTAGTTGAGGATTGTACAAACCATATCTCAGAATTGGAACGCTATTCATGGGACGAGGAAGAGGATGTTCCGGTACCGGAGGATAAGAACGACCATACGATCAATGCAAACCAGTACGGATGGATTCCATACCGGAATATGATTGGATTCGAGGAGGATAAACAGAGGTGAACCTGATGGAAAAGATAAATGAGAATATCAAAAGAGGTATACGGAGCTGGCTGAATGTTTCTCCGGCGAATCCCTATGTGTTCAATATCAATGAGATGATGGACTTCGAGGGGAATGCGATCCGAAACCGCATCTGGTATCGTGGTGACAGCAACGAACTGGAGCAGTTCTATGAGCAGAATGCGGAATATGCAGATAAATATAAATTCTGGTCCAGCAAGAGTACACCGGGGATGGAAATGCGCAAGATCCACACAGGTGTTCCGGCGCTTACGGTGAGAACTCTGGCAGCAGTAGTCCTTCCGGATATGGGGGAATTTGAATTTTCCTCAGAGAACGAAAAACAGAAACAGATATGGAAAGACATTGCAAAGCCTGAGAATAATAACTTTGCCGATAAGATAGAGGATGCAATCAAAGAGACGCTGTATATCGGAGACGGGGCTTTTAAAGTGTCCATTGATACAGAGCTCAGTAAGTATCCTATTTTAGAATGGTATGCCGGGGATCGTGTCGAAATCATCCGGAAAAAGGACAAGGTCAGGGAAGTAATATTTAAGACACCATACAGCGGAGGAGGCAAGACATATGTGCTCAATGAGATATATGGATATGGGTATGTAAAGAACGAACTGTATCTGGATAACAGACAGGTTCCGCTGACTACATTACAGATAACCGATTCACTGGAAGACGTGACCTTCGATAAAAACGTTATGCTGGCGGTGCCTATGATGTTCTATAAGTCGGCAAAATATGAAGGACGTGGCGGAAGCATCTTTGACGGAAAGGTGGACAGCTATGATGCGCTGGATGAAGTATGGAGCCAGTGGATGGATGCACTGAGAGCAGGAAGAGCCAAAACATATATTCCGGACTGTCTGGTTCCGAGGGATCCGGAAACAGGAGCTGCGATAACACCGAATCCGTTCGATAACAGATATTTTGCAGCAGAAGGAGACCAGCGCGAAGGGCAGAAAAACGTAATCAGTACAGACCAGCCGAGCATTCCTCATGACAGCTATCAGGCTTCCTACTGTACGGCACTGGACCTTTGCCTGCAGGGGATCATCAGTCCTTCTACACTGGGGATTGATGTAAAAAAACTGGATAATGCAGAAGCGCAGCGTGAAAAGGAAAAAACAACGCTGTACACAAGAAATATTATCGTGGAAACTCTTCAGACAGTATTGCCACAGGTAGTATCCATGTGTATCAACGCATATCACCTGATGAAGAATGAGGCAGTGGAAAGTGTAGAGGTAAATCTCCCATTTGGAGAATATGCCAATCCTTCATTTGAATCTCAGGTGGAAACAGTTGGTAAGGCAAAGCAGAGCGGAATCATGAGCATTGAGCGCTGTGTGGAGGAATTGTATGGTGACAGTCTGGATGATGATTGCAAACAGGAAGAGATCGCAAGGCTCAAGGCAGAGCAGGGTATTCAGAGTATTCCGGAGCCGGAAATCAGGACGGATGCAGGAGAATTCAGGATAAACGGATTTGCAGGAGGCAGTGATGGAAGTAAAGGTAGCGAAAAAAACATACCGGATGAACCGGGAGGAATACCAGGGGCTCCTGGAGGTGGCCAGTGAGCAGGTCCCGAAAGGAATCTATGCAGTGGAAAAAGGTAATTATGCGGAACTCCGATGTGATCATTGTACCAGCGTCACGCAGATCAAGACATTGACCAGACAGTTTAAAAGCCAGGGATTCAAGGTATATGCAAACGGCAGGTGATTAGATGCCTAAGATAAATTCAGAATATGATATCGGAGCAGCATTCCAAGCTATTGAGAATGAACTCATTGCTTCCATGATCCGGAATATGCGAAGACATAAGATTGAGGAAATCGATGAGGACAAGCAGTGGTCCATGTGGCAGGCAGAACAACTCCGGGCACTGGAAAAGTACAGAAAAGAGAATCAGGAGCGGTTCGGTGCGAAATTCAAGGATATCAATAACCGAATCGAAGCACTGATCAGTACTGCCAGGGATGAAGGAGATATGGAGCAGGAGATAGCCATACTGGAGGCTATAAAGAAAGGTTTCCAGGCAAGAAGAGTAAGTCCGGGAGCATCGGCGGCATTCTTCCGGTTGAACCAGAGGAAGCTGGAGGCGCTGATCCGGGCGACCACATCAGACATGGAAAAGGCTGAGACAGCCGTCCTGCGCATGGCAAATGACCAATATCGCAAGATTATTTTTAATGCTCAGGTATATGCCAACAGTGGAGCAGGGACTTATGAGAAGGCGGTAGACATGGCTACAAAGGATTTCATTGCCGCTGGTCTTAACTGTGTGGAATATGCCAATGGATCCAGGCACACATTGGCAGACTATGCGGACATGGCAATACGGACAGCCAGTAAGCGTGCATACCTGCAGGGGGAAGGGCAGAAAAGGCAGGAATGGGGGATATCCACGGTGATCATGAATAAGCGTGGAAATCCCTGCCCAAAGTGTTTACCGTTTGTTGGTAAGATACTGATCGATGATGTATGGAGCGGCGGAAGCGCCAAGGATGGACCATATCCCCTGATGAGCGCGGCAATAGCAGCAGGACTATACCACCCTAGATGCAGAGACAGCCACACTACCTATTTTCCAGAATTGGAGGATTTGGATAATGAATACAGTAAAAAAGACATAGAAGATATCGAAGAACAGAACAGGAAAGAAGCAAGACAGCAATATGCAGAGAGACAAGAGAAAAAATTCCATAGATTAGCATCATTTTCACTGGATCCGGAGAATAAAAGCAAGTACCGTGCGAAGGAAAAAGAATGGAGTCAGGAAACGGAAGACCGGCATAAAGTTCCTGATGAGGTGAAAGTGCCGAGATCGGATACTCCGCAGATCATGATCGATTTAATGGATCAGTACACAAGAGATGAGTGCATCAAGATAGATGAACTGTCAGAATATGCATTTTCGTATGATCTTGATAATGATTTGATAATTATCAATCCGAGACATCCGCAGTATGAAGAGGAGAACTACAAGCATGTGCTGGCGCATGAAATAGCCCATAGAATTGATCATAATGAGTATGGCAGTCCCATGTATGCTGAATTCGCAGAGGCAATAAAAAATACAGAAAACAAAATATTGCAAAAAAAGGAGAAGTATCAACGGAGACTTGCTGTAAATGGTGATTTAGAGTACAATTACTTCATCAGTGATATAATGTCATGCATAACAGACAATGTGATTACAGGAGTATACAGACATGAATCACAATACATAGGTAAACCCGGATATGCGGAGTCGGAGATATTTGCGGATATATATGCTGCATTGTATCAGTCGGATGATATAACTGTAGAATTCATAAAAAGTGAATTGCCAGAGCTATATGAAGCATTTATGAAAGTGCTAAAGAGGTAATTATGTTCAAAAAAGAATTTGTTGAAAAAATGAAAAACGATGAGGAACTGCAGGAGTTGCGCAGGAAAGTATTATCCTTCTCCGAAAAAATGGGAGATGCCGCATACATCATCGGAAAAGATAAAAGCTATGAGGATTATAAAGAACGTTTGCGAAGAATGGTAAAAGAACATGAAGCCACCGATCAGTAGATTGGTGGTATTTTTATCTCGAAAAAAGAAAATTGCACCGGTGCAACAAATAATCTGGAATCCACACGCTTCATGGCGTGTTTTTTTATGCCCAAACACGAGCAAGGCAATAAACTGCAGCGTGACCGGAGACACCGAAGACAATGGATCGCAGTAAGGGTGACACCCTCAAAATGGAAAGGAGTACGTTATGTTTTACAAGACAGTAAGAAGATTCTTAGACCCCGATGGAAGCCAGGGCGGAGCACCGGCAGGAGAACAGACTGATCAGCAGTCACAGCAGAATGCAACACCGCAGATTGACTATGGGAAAATCCAGCAGATGTTGGATGGAACTCTTGCGGCAAAAGAGGATACGGCATTGAAAGCCTATTTCAAGCAGCAGGGACTTTCCCAACAGGAGGTGGAACAGGCTATAGCAACCTTCAAGGAACAGAAGGCGGCAAATCAGCCGAATGTGGAAGCATTGCAACAGCAGGTCGCAACCGCAGCAGCTGAGGCAAGACAGGCACAGATCCAGCAGGCAGCGACGATGACAGCAGTCGGACTGGGAATCAGCGTAACATCCATTCCCTATGTACTGAAGATGGCAGATTTCAGCCAGACAGTAGGACAGGATGGAAAGATCAGCAATGAGAAACTTACGGAAGCCCTGAATAAGGTGCTAGAGGATATTCCTGCATTAAAGCCGCAGGAGACAGATACTACAGGTTTCCTTCATGTAGGGACAGGCGGAGATCCTTCGCAGCATACACAACAGGCAACCGTACAACAGCAACAGACACCGACCAAAAGATGGAATCGGTGGAACTAAGGAAAGGAAGGTATGAGATATGCCTAATTTAAACTATGCACAGCAGTGGAGTCCTGAACTCCTGCAGATTCTGATGCAGGGAGCGTTAACCTCTCCCTTTATTACATCTAATGTAAGATGGCTGGATGCGAAGACATTCCACTTTACACAGATGAGCACTACTGGTTATAAGAATCACAAAAGAACCGGTGGATGGAACACAGGATCCTTCGATCAGAAAGATGTTCCTTTTACAGTAACTCATGACAGAGACGTTCAATTCCTTGTAGACAAGGCAGATGTAGATGAGACCAATGCAACAGCATCCATGCAGAATATCTCCAGAACCTTCGAACAGACTCAGGTAGTGCCTGAGACAGATGCCCTGTTCTTCTCCCGTGTGGCACAGGTGGCACAGAAGGAAGAGGGATATCACAGCCAGACCGCTATTTCTGCTTATACAAAGGCAAAGGTATTCGGAATGCTGAAGGACATCCTTGCAAAAGGTAAGTTGAGACGGTACAAGGCAAATGGCAGCCTGCTTATGTATGTGGCCAGTCCCATTATGGATGCACTGGAGCAGTCTACAGAATTTACCCGTAAGATTGAACTTACGCAGATTGCTGAGGGCGGTATTGGTATCGAGACCAGAGTGACAGATATTGATGGTGTACCCATCATGGAAGTTATCGACGATGAGCGTTTCTATGATGCTTTCGACTGGGAGCCTGCTGAGGGTGGATTTGCTCCGCTGAAAAAGGTGGTCGAGGACACCAGTAACCACGTTGCAGCTGTAACCGGAGCTCATAAGATCAATGTACTGGTGGCATGCGGACAGACCTGTAAGACAGTTCCTAAGATTGCTTCTATCTATTATTTCAATCCCGGAACACATACAGAAGGAGACGGATACCTGTACCAGAACAGATCTCTGTCTGATACCTTTGTATTCCCGAATGGACGTGACAATAAAGTGGATAGCGTTTATGTAGATGTGGATACCACGGAGTATACCGGGGAGTAAGGATGGCATATGTCATACAAACCTTATGTAAGAAAAGAAGAATATAAAGATAGCTATAATGGCAGCGTGATTCCTGACGGAGAGCTTGAAAGAGCACTTCGTCAGGCCTCCCGGCATATTGACAGTCTGACATTTAACCGGATTGTGGCAGCAGGATTCGACCATATGACAGCTTTTCAAAAGGAGACCATCAAAGAGGTTGTCTGCATGCAGGCAGATTTCGAATATGAGAATGCAGATGAAATCAATACGATTTTATCCGGCTATAGCATAAATGGAGTATACGCACAGTTTGGAAGTTCCTGGAATGTTTTCATGGAAAAAGGTATTGTCATGAAGCGGGATGTCTATTCGTTGCTGATGCAGACGGGTCTGTGTTGCAGAATTGCGAGGTGATTCCATGAAATATCCGTGTCTGGTGCCCAAAAGATTATGCAAGACAGATATCTCTGTTGCGATAGATCAGGAAGGACTGAACAAATACGGGGAGCCATTGAAGCCGGTGGAATATTCCGGAAAATGTAACTATCAGGACAAAGCCAAGACTGTGCTGACAGCCGAGAAGAAACTGATAGAGATTACAGGAACAGCATTGTTTTCAGGAGATATTTGCCCGGAGCTTCCGGTTATATCCGGAGGAAGTGCTGTGATATTTGGGGGTAAGCGCAGGATTCTGGAAGGGCGTAAGGCGAGAAACCCGGACGGAACAGTCAACTATACGGAGGTGCTACTGGTATGATTAGTGTAAACTCCACAGTAAAGCTGAATTTTCCGAAGATCCAACAATTGACGAGAGCACAGGTGATGGCTTTAGAGCAGACCGCCGAGGCATTACATACCAATGTGGTGCAGGCACAGGTGTTCCCAAGGGATACCGGCAATCTGCAAAACGAGAGCACTTTTGTCGATTATTCGGAGAGCAGCCAGGGAAAAGTCAGTATCATATCTAGCACATCCTATGCAAGACGGCTTTATTTTCACCCGGAATATCATTTCCAGAAGACGGAGAATCCGAATGCAAGAGGCGAATGGTATGAGGACTGGATCTCTGGGAAGAAATCAGAGTACTGCCAAAAGGCATACAAACAAATATACAGGAGGATTGCCGGATTATGATGTTATCGGATGTGCGGGATTATGTGGAATCCATTGAACTGGCAGACCATGTATATATGGGAAGCCTGCCGGACAAGCAGGAGAAGTCCATCGGTGTTTATAACAGCAAACATCAGCAGGAGTATAAGACAGCATTAGGAGGACCACAACTTGTATCTTACGGGACAAAATATGTCACCCTGTTGATTCACTGGAATAATTCGCCGAGAGAGTCAGAAAAGACAGCCATGACAGCATTTGATGCGGTGAAGGCTGCAAGAAATGTAACGGTCAACAATCAGTTGATAAAATTTATACAGCCTCTTTATGAACCGCAGGATGTCGGAAAAGATGATGCCGGTATCTGCGAATGGGTCATAGAGATGGCTGTTATTTATGAGAAAGGAAAAGGTGAAAAAGAATGAGCACACCTATTACAGGAGTATATCCATGCTATGAAAACCAGTTCCAGATCAATGCGGCAGCAAGCGGTGTCGAAAAGAAAATGGTTGATATTGCGGACTGCGAGACATTCAGTGTATCTTTCGATAATGGAGTAGAGGAATGGCATCCGTTTACAGAAAAAGGATGGGTGAGACGCCTGCTTACCAGTAAGGGAGTTACCATATCCGTAACTGCGAAACGTAACGTAGGAGATGCCGGTAATGATGCTGTAGCAGCACTTGCGTGGGTAAACGGTCGCTCTGCAGAGAAAGATGTCCAGTGGACATTCCCCGACGGAACCGTGGTGCTGTTTGCCGGAGCAGTCGTGAACGTAAAGAACATTGGAGCAGGAGACTCTACAGCTGTGGCACCGTTGGAATTCGATATTATGAGCAATGGAAAACCTGAGATTACTCCCGCAGCATAAAAACAGGAGGCTATTATGGCAAAGAAAATCGTAGATATTACAGAAAAGCTGAGTTTTGACGAGAACCCGGTATTGAAGGTTAAGGATGTTACCGTAGAAGTAAATTCCGATGCAGCCACTGTGCTGAAGATCATGGGTATTTTTTCGAAGGATACATCAGCTAAAGAAGTGTTGGCGGCATATGAACTGATTTTTAATGAGAAGGATCGGAAAAAGATCGATAAACTGAATCTCCAGTTCAAGGATTTCCAGACAATCATCATGGCAGCAGTAGACATGATCACGGGAGACGAAGAGCCGGGAGAGCAGTGACCCGTACTATGATCTGATCGGAGATTACAGTCTGATCGTATCATCCTTCCAGGCGCAGTACGGGATCCGGCTGTCAAAAGAAATTGATACCATGAAGTGGGATGAGTTTAGGGATCTTCTTATTGGAATCGGACCGGAGACACCGCTGGGACGGATTGTAGCAATCAGGGCCGAGGAGGATAAGGATATTTTAGACCATTTTACTCCGGAACAACACAGAATCAGGAATGAATGGCGTGCAAACAGAGCAAAAAAGGTAGCGCCTGATAATATGGCAGCAGTCCTTGATCAACTGAAGAATGCGTTCATTTCTCTGGCAGGGGGCGATATACATTGAAAAAGTAGATAAGAAAAAAGTAGTGTGTCCTTACTGTGGGCATCCGGTGAATGCAATGCAGACGGAAGATGCACATTGCAGAGGAATTTATTTCCGCTGTAAAAATAAGGACTGTAAAAAGATTTTTGAGTTGAAGTTATAAGACGCTGTGCCGATGTGCCTGTCTTAGAAGGCAGGCTGGTTATGAGTGAAGCTACAAGCGTTGGACAGATCGGATTAGATCTGGTCGTAAATAAAAAGGACTTTAATAAGCAGATGAGCGGCATCCAGAGCCTGGCTACGAAAGTAGGTAAGAAACTGGCTGCCGCTTTTGCTGTAAAAAAGCTCGTAGATTTCAGTGAGAAGTGTATCGAACTGGGATCAGATCTGAGTGAAGTACAGAATGTTGTGGACGTAACATTCCCGGCAATGTCAAAGCAGGTAGATAAATTTGCGCATAATGCCGCAACTGCATTTGGACTGTCCGAGACGATGGCCAAGAGGTACACAGGAACCTTCGGTGCAATGGCCAAGGCTTTCGGATTCAGCGAGAAGCAGGCATACGATATGTCTACCACTCTGACAGGACTGGCGGGAGATGTGGCATCCTTTTATAACATATCTCAGGACGAAGCATATACAAAGCTGAAATCGGTATTCACTGGAGAAACAGAGAGTCTGAAAGATCTTGGTGTCGTCATGACACAGACGGCACTGGATGCCTATGCTATGGCCAACGGCTACGGGAAGACCACTGCGGCTATGTCGGAGGCAGAAAAGGTAGCCATACGGTATTCCTTTGTTCAGAGTAAACTGGCGACGGCATCCGGGGACTTTATGCGGACTTCTGATGGCTGGGCCAATCAGGTCAGAATCCTGAAGCTGCAGACTGAGTCTTTTATGGCGGCAATCGGTCAGGGATTGATCAACGTCCTGACACCGGCAATCAAGGTGATCAATACCCTGATGGGAAAACTGGTACAGCTGGCGAATGTATTTAAAGCATTTACGGATAAATTTGCCGGGAAGAAGGGTAATGATGTAGCCACAGGCATGGCGGCTGCAGAGGATGCGTCTGCCGGAATCAGTGATAATATTAATGCCGCGGGAAAAGCAGCTAAAAAGTTAGGTGGATTACTTCCAACTGATGAATTGGATTTGCTCTCCCAGAAGACAGATTCCTCTTCGGCATCCGGAGGATCTTCAGGAATAGATATTGCTGGTTTGCAGACTTCCACGCAGGAAGTTGAAGCCAGTGTGGATAAAATTTCGAAAAAACTCTCAGATGCATTCAAGATTCCCGGTGTCAAAAATTTTGCAGATCAGTTCAACAATGGTCTGAAAAAGATTGATTTCGGAAATCTGAAGGATAATTTTTCAAGAATCATGGCTCAGATGGATCCATTGGCCAAAACTACAGTCAGAAACATTGAGACAATCATGGATCCGCTGGGAGGATATCTCGGAAACAGAATCGGAAATAAGATTGCTGTTACAGCCAAGGCGGTAGACCTAGGGCTGGATGGAATTGCAAGCTATCTGGAGCGCAACAGGAAAAAGATAGAATCCTGGAGCAGTGATGTAAGCCAGTCTATTGCGAACGGATTTACAAATCTTACGGATATCAATGAGCAGATATACAATAATCTGCTCGGGGCACTGGATAAAGCAGGACCTGATATTGTAAACGGAATCAATGATATTCTGACTGGATGTACTGGATTTGGAATGTCACTGGGAACAATCTTCGCGGAAGGGTTTGAAATTTCCACAGAACACACATCCCAGTGGTTGAAAGACAATCAGGAGCTGATAGAAGGTACACTCACAGATCTGTTTGAATTCGGTGGAGAATGTGCATCACTGGCAGGAAAAATTGTTGAAGAACTTGGTAGCTCTCTTACAGACTGGTGGGAGTCTCAGGGAAGCAGTACCTTTGGAAACATTGTAGATGCCTGGAATGATATCAAGAAGACGGTTTTAGAACTGTGGAATGATATTGCAATGCCGGTACTGAATCATGCAAAGGAAGCGTTACAGGAATTATGGGAAGAAAATCTAAGACCACTATGGGATAACATTCTTAATCTGATCAGCTCAGTAGGCGATTTCCTTGCAGCCGCGTGGAGTACCGTAATCAAACCAATTATTGGGTATCTGACACCGACAATCAAGCAGGTGGCAGACATTGTGATAAACATCATGAGTACCGTATTCGCAACCGTGTCAGACATTATATCTGGAGCTATGAAAATACTGGGAGGACTGTTGGACTTCCTCACCGGAGTGTTTACAGGCAACTGGAAAAAGGCATGGGAAGGCTTACAAAAAATTACGGATGGAATCTGGCAAGCAATTTGGGGATCTATCAAGGGAGTATGTAATCTTATTATTGACGGTGTGAATGCAATGATTTCACTGATATATTCTACACTACGCAATGTGGTAAATGGCATCGGAAGCGTCGCAAAGAAGGCAGGAGATCTGGTTGGAAAAGACTGGGGCTTCGAAATGCCGAGTGATCCACCGCAGATACCTAAATTGTGGAATGGTGGATATGTCAAGGCTAATACGCCACAGCTTGCCATGATAGGTGATAATAGGCATCAGGGAGAAATTGTATCACCGGAAGATAAGTTACAGAAAATGGCACTGAGTGCAGCGCAGGCTACGGCAGGATCTGGAGGAACCATTTCCGCGGAAAAGCTGGATAAGATCATTACACTTTTGGAGACCATCATCAGAATCATAGCTTCTGGAAATACGATAGAAATAAATGGCGTGAAATTTGCGGAATTATTGAAAAAGGTAAACAGGGAGTATTTTAAGGCAACCGGAAATTACCTGTTGCTGGATGTATAAGGAGGCAACAGAATGGCATTTCAAGGGTGGCTGTTAAAAGTAGGAGATACAGATATTTCGAAATATGTGGATATCGAAAATTATAAGGTAAGCCCGGAACAGAGAGCAGACTTGGATTCTGACAGAAATGGATTGAATAAGTTATACCGTGAGGTCGCAGACCATTATACAACCAAAATAGAGTTCAATACAATTCCTATGGAGTCTGCAGAAATGACAGATTTTCTGCAGACTTTGGAAACTGCATACATAAATGTGAAGGAAAGGAAAGCATTAGTCACATACTTTGATGTGAACACCGGAGAATATAAGACGGGAGAAATGTATGTGCCGAATTATACAGTAGAAACGAAGTCGTGGAACGGCATGGAGCTTGAGTATAAACCTCTGCGTGTTGCATTCATAGAGTATTAAGGAGGAGACATGGTAGATTACAAATATAAAGATATTTATAATGACACATCTGTTTCCAAAAAAATGCAGATTGAATGTAGTGATGGAAGTGTGCTGAATGAGGAGGACTGGAAAGGTGAAAGCGCAGAACTCACAGAGAGACTATGCTCAGAGAGTAAAATAAGTTTTGGCAGATGTGAGGCGAGTACTTTCAAATTGAGGGTCAGGGAACGGGTAGTACCTCTTGCAGGGAAAAAGATATCAGTATCAGTAACATTGGAAGGAGCCGATGAGGCTCCTTTTATGATGGGAGTTTATAAAGTGGATTCTGATGTACCTACGGCAGATAGAAGATATCGGGATATCGTAGCATACGATGCTATGTACGACATTCTGAATGCGGAGGTGTCCGGGTGGTATAACAGCCTGACATTTCCGATGACTCTTCAGCAGTTCAGGAATAGCTTTTGTGCCTATGTTGGCGTGGAGCAGGAAGAAATCACGCTGGTTAACGATGATATGGCAATAGAGAAGACCATGGATCCCGGAGAACTCCCTGGGAAAACAGTAATCGAATCCATCTGCGAGATTAATGGCTGCTTTGGACACATTAGTCGAAATGGTAAGCTGCGGTATGTGGTGCTGGAGCAGATGATTGAGGGATTGTATCCGGCGGAGAATCTGTATCCTGCAGATGATATTTACCCTGCTGATCCGATGGGAACATCTGAAGTATCCAAGAGCATGTATCTATCCTGTCAGTATGAGGACTTTATCTGCCAGCATATTGATAAGCTGCAGATCCGGCAGGAAGAGAACGACATCGGTGCTATCTCTGGTACTGGCAATAACTGTTACATCATAGAGGACAACTTTTTGGTGTATGGAAAGTCTGCGGCAGAACTGCAAACTATAGCTGATAATGTGCTGAGTGTAATCGGTGTCGTATGGTACCGTCCGGCACAGGTGGAAGCCCGCGGCAATCCCTGCCTGGAGGTGGGAGATGGCATTTTGTTACATACAACCCGTGAGGATGTGTACACCTACATCTTACAGCGAACACTGAAAGGCATCCAGGCACTCCGGGACAGTTATACAGCGGAGGGCGAGGAGTACAGGACCGGGCAGGTTAATGGACTGCAGAAGCAGATTATCCAGTTGAAGGGCAAAACAAATGTGCTTACTAGGACGGTGGATGAAACTCGTCTGGAAATGAAAGATATCAACCAGAACCTGTCCACGCAGATCAAAGCGGTGGCCGGTGAAGTTGACTTAAAAGTATCAAAAGACAACCTCATTGCGGAGATCAATCTGACCCCAGATAAGGCTCTGATCAAGGCAGAGAGGATTGATCTGGTCGGCGTGGTAAATGCGGATGAATTGGTCAGTAAGTATGCAACGATTGAAACGCTGAATGTGACTAAGCTGGAGTTAAATAATCTGATTGCCACCAAGGCAACCATTGACTCTCTGAATGCCGTCAGTGGCCGCGTGGGGAGCCTGGAAGCAGATCATGTGACAGTCTCTGATCTGAATGGTGTAAGCGCCCGTTTGGGAACGGTAGAAGCCAACTATATCAGTGCTGGAACCGTAAAGGCTAATTACATGGAAGTAGCTAACTGGACATCCTCCGGGGTAATCAAAGCAGAGAGAATCAGTGCAGCTACTATCGTTAACAAGCTGTCCAGTGTGGACCTGATCAGCGTAAGAGCTATCGGTGTGTCGGGCTATATGAATTATAAAGGTACGGCAGTTGCGTGGAGAACAAAAAACATTAGTGGGACTGTTATTACTTATTTGGGACCGGAGGATTAAGAATGAGCAATTTAGAAATCAAGGAATTTAGTCAGGCAATTACAAACTTTGTGGATAGTTCCGGGTTGCCGGAGGAGGTCAAGCGTATGGCTCTGCAGGAGGTGCTGATACGTCAGGAGCAGAAAGCCAGGGATGCGTTACTGGCGGAAATCGCAGATCGGGATGCTGCGGAGCAGGAGGTGAAGCAGGATGCAGAAAGCGTATAATCCTACTGTTTGGGAAAACACTCCCTCTATTAACACTCCGTTGAATGAAACGAATTTGAATAAGTTAAGTCAGGGTGTGAGTGAGATTGATAACCGCGTGATAACGCTGGACTTGACCAAGTTATCAATCACGGAAGCCAATGGTTTGGTAAAGAGTATTGAACTGAACCAGGATACAGGTGATATTACGATTACGTATTATTCCGGGGCAACCAGTGTATTACACACTTTAATGGCACAGATCGCCATTAACTTCGGCTACGATCCCAGCACGGAACGACTTATCATCTACTTAAAGGATGGGACGGAGCAGTACATAGATCTGTCCGCACTTATTACGCAGTTTGAATTTTTAGACTCGGATACCATTTATTGGACCATCGGGGAAGATGGCAAGGTAAAAGCTGATATAAAGAAAGGGAGTATTACGGCGGATAAGCTGCAGCCGGATTACCTGGCGGATATTACCGTACAAGCAGAAACGGCAACACAGCAGGCATCTGCGGCGGCAGCATCTGCGGCGCAGGCTAAGATAGATGCGGATCGCGCGGAGACTTACGCAAGCATCAGCGAGCCTAAATTTTATTTAGATGAGACCACAATGAACCTTTATATGAAGGATGGCGTAGGTGTGGATTTTGTAACGGATGACAATGTTTTGTATTGGAAAGTAGCATAGAATAAGGAGGATTGAACTATGTCAGTACCGGAAGGTTATAAATCTCTCGGAAAGATCGGAATATCTTACAAAGGAGATTACAACTCTAATACCGCATATGAGCGACTGGACGCGGTATTTCACAATGGTAGTACGTATTTGGCTATCAAAGATGCTCCGGATGGAGCGCCCAGGGATGATAAGACCAACTGGATCTATCTTGCCAAAGGTTATGATGGAGAGACAGTGGATGTGGCAGATTCAGAGATTGCATTTACGGATTCAGAGACCCGGGAAAATATTGTCAGCGGGGAAAAGGTATCTACAGTTTTTGGAAAAATAAAGAAATTTTTTACCGATCTGACAGCACCGGCATTTGCACAGATGATCACCAGCGCGGATGATCTGTTGGCTACCAAAGTGACCGGATATGTGCCGGATGCCAAGGCGGTAGCAGATGGATTTGCTGATGTAAATGGCAAGTTACAAACAGCAAATTTATATCTTGGAGATATAATAAAAGTAAGTGCAAATGTAACAACTATTGGTTGGCATAATAATGATATAAACATACCAACCGCTGCTAAGATTGATGGTTATGAATTTGTGGAGTATATACTAAGTGCGGATACATATCGCATATCAGGTATTTCTCATTCAGGATCGTCAATTACTTATTATGTTAATACAGTTGGTACATCTGCAAATATAAACTGCATTCCTTTATATAAACGACTTTAATTAGGTTGTCCAATGGTGATACAAGTGTTTTGTAACTACTTTAATTACTAATATAAATAATTAT